TGTTGTCCCATTTGACCATAAATCTGTGCGCCCGCTTGTTGAATACCTTGTTGTTGACCGGTTAACCCTGCAGCACTTTGAAACCCTTGTGCTAAAGATTCACCCATCTTACCTAATGTTTGACTTTGTAATTCTGCTTGTTGAACACCTTCACGTCCTCCACCGTATGCACCAGAACTAACTGCATTAGCAGATAATTGATTAGACATAATTTGTCCCTGTCTTCCAATTTCATTAGTTACATAAGATTGATAAGGATTTAAAAATTGATTTATATTAGGACCTGTTAATGAACTTTGTAAAGAAGCTAAACCACTTGTAACAGAAGGTGCTCCTACACCCGTTGTTGCTGATTGTGTAATACCCGCTTGTTCTAATGGACTTAAAGGTGCAACTTGTTGTCCTGGAATATTAACAGGGGTTGTTGCTAATTTAGCTGCTTGATCATAAAGACTAAGTTTTCTAGCCTCTACTTCTGGAGCTTCTCTTGCAATGTTTGTTTGTGTTCCAGTAGTAGTACTTCCACCACCACCACCGCCACCGCTGGATCCTCCACCAAATATAAAACTCATTATTTTATCTCCTTAGTATATAAATATCTTTTAACTTCCCAACCTTTAGTTTTTAAAAAGTTTTTCCAACCAGGTCTAGCATGAACTGCAATTTTCTTAGCATCATTTTGAATTGCTAAATGCTCTATCATTTCTGCAGCTTCATCTTGCCATAAGTGTCTCTTCTCACCTTTTAATAAAATAACTTCTACTTGTTTATAGTTAGGTAGGGTCGTGATCCGTGTAACAAAAGTACCGAACACTTTATGCTTTTCCCCATCATCTGAACCAAACATAACAAATAATTGAAGATGACCTAAAAGAATACCTTCTTTTAAATCTGTAATAGACATAGGGTCACCATCATACTTCAAACCTTCTCTCAACATAAACTCTACTAATGCCCAGTAGTCATTTAATTGTTTAGGTTCGATGTATAATACAGCAACCTCTTTTCTAATTTTTAGTTTGCTTTGCGCCATCTGTTAACTCGTATATTCTTTTTAGTTGTGATTGTTGATTGTAAAAAAACTTTGCACCTTTTGCTCTCATATCTTTAAAATCGCTAGGGCTTGCTCCAGACATAATACCAGCACCTAAGATAGCATCTGCTCTAGACACAAACTCTCCATCCGCTAACTGAGCTAACATTGTATCTTTATCTTTATTTCCCATACCAGTTTCATCTTCTATATATCCACCAGCTCTTTCGTATAAAGAATAATCTTTTTCATCTTTAACTATTTTAGAAGGTAAGTATTGAACTCCACCTCCTTCATTGAATTTTTTAATATTTGTTATGCCTCCTTTAGCTGCATAAAATGTATTAGCGTCAGGGAAAGGATTATAATTAGTTGTTTCATTTGCTGGAACAAAAGCACCTTCTAATTTTGCACTTTCTCTCGCATAAGCGTCTTTGTAATCTTTTTCATCAAATGGTGGTTTAACTTCTTCATTATCACTAAACAATCCTTCAACTAAAGGCAATGCTGTTGTAGCTGTAACTAGTTTTGAAACTGGAGACATACCCATGAAACCTGAACCTGCTGCAGCTTTCTCTGCTGCCGCACCTTCTAAGCCTGCAGCTTTTATTGCTTCTGCACTCATAGCTTTTTTACCTAATAGAGAACTGATACCACTACCTGCCATTGTATTACCAAGTTGAGCTTTTAAACCTTCTCCAGCTATTGCATTACCCATTGACCCAAATGCCGACATACCTGGTCCACCGGCCATACCATATAACTGAGAACCGCCCCCTACTAAGAATGCATCTCTTAATGATCTTTTAGTTGATTTTCCTCTAAGTTTCTGTACGCCAAATGTGGCTAATGCTAATGTAAATGGATCCATAATTTAATATATAGTTTATGGCTAATAATACCATTTTAGTCTATTCGTTTCAACTCATCAGCAAATCTTCCTGTATACTGATGCTCTCCTACATGACTTATATAATCCTTAATATATGCGTGACATTTACCACCTAAAGCTCTCCATCTCATACAGAAAGCAAAGTCTTCACCATGATACGTATGCGTCTCTGGATCAAAATGAGTATCAAAAAAATTATAAACATTAGGAGTTTCAACAGACTTACCATTAATTACCGTGTGTTGTTTAATTTTCATATGTGGATATTGTTTAACCATTTTTTTAATAACTGATTTTTTAATAAGCATACACCCGGTAGGAGAATGAGTTACTTCCATAACACCATCCTCAACTGTAATATCTTCTATGTTTTCTAATTTAAGAGGATAATTATTCATAGACATACTTAAATCTGTTTTATTTTTAATAGACCCTTCATTTAATTTATGCATCCCTTTATCCCAATCAAAGCTTTTTAATGGGTAGGGTATTGATATAATATCCTTATCTTTTTCAAGCATATTATAAATAGAGTAAGATTCAAAATCTATATCCGAATCGATAAATAACATATGTGTAGCTTCTTCATTATTTAAAAATGCAGCTGTACATAAATTTCTACCCTGAGTTACTAAAGATGATTTAATTAAATGAAACATTACTTTTATGTTTTGATAAAAACAAAACTTTTGAAACTCTAATAAGGATTGAGCATAATGAATAGATACATCACTATGAACTGGAGTACATACCACAATACTATATTTAGGTTTTTCTATTGGTGATTCTTTTGTTTCATCTTTCCATATAGGTTTAACAGTTTCATTAAAGTCAATGTTTTGACTTATTTTTTTATGCTTAAGTCTTTGGTCGTGCATTTAAAGCTCCTCTCAAAAAGTTTTCCCATTCTTTTCCTTTTTTCTCCCATGAGTAAAATCTTTTATAGTAATCTACCTGAGTATCTAAATGATCTTGAATATAATCTTCATGGAGATAATCAGCAGCTGTATCTATAGCATGAGCAAAAGCAATTGCTAAAGCTGTGTAGTCTTTTGTAAAATTTACATATACAGGCCATTCAGCAAAAGTTTCAAAAAGAGCACCATAGTTTGTAACAATTCCATGTAGTCCTGCAGCAGCAGTTTCTACTACACCTATGCAAAAAGTTTCTTCCCATATACTTGGATAAACCCACATTTGATAATCCGTCATATGATCTAAAAGATATTGATTAGGCTTGTATCCAATATAATTAACGTTAGGTAATTTTCTAGCTTGTTCATATAAAGGAAGATAAACATCATCATTTCTTTCTTTAAAACTATCTCCATAAATTTGAGTACTACTATAAACATCTAAAGTTATATTAGGATTTTTAACATATTGCATTGCAGCTAACATTACATTTAAACCTCTCCATGGAGTAGAGTGATGTAATAATTTTATAGGATCGCCTTTTTTATATTTTTTTCTAGTGGGAAAATTATCAGTTGCATTTTTAATAACCATGCATTTGTTTTGTGGTACCTCAAACATCATTCTAAATTTTTCATAATTCCAATGACTATTAAATACATACCAGTCGTATTCATCATGACGTTCTTTATTATTAAAAAACTCTTGAAGGTTAGGTTGGTCCCAAGAATTTTTCTGCCAAAGAATATTTAATTTAGTTGGGTGTAAAGGAACTTTACCAGGAATAGAGGTACATATCTGTACTTGATCCAGAAGTTCTTTAGGGCAGTATTTTTTTAATAATTCAAATTGTAATTCTGTTCCACCTTGGGGTTCCATTATTTGGTTTTACCAAATATGGACATAGATGCAACAGTTATTTCAACATGTTGTGAAAAATCTTCATTAGTTGTTGTAGTATCTGGATTCGCTACATCAGCATCAAACTCAGCCTTACTAGCATAAACCTTACCAGTTGTTTTATGTTTTACTACTTCTTTTGCTACAGCAGGTACTACCTCTACTTCTTTTCCATCTATAATTTTAGTTGCCATATTAATTTCTCCCTTGTTTATTGTATTTCTTATAACATCTTTTTTTACTCTTATTCAAGTTTTTTGTGTGTCTTCGAGGCCGCTTCCTAGGCTGATCTCTTTCTACATATGCTGTAAATTTTTTAGCCATTTTCCTGTGACCTGTCTAAAAGAGCATAACTCACAACTCCTGAAATTTCATCGCTAGTAGCAGCCTGCATCTTTATAGCATCTCCCGCTTCTAGATTCAATGTATTCACAATCATATTAGTCATTGATTTATTTAGAGCTGCATGTCCAATAATAGTATCAGTGCCTCCAGCTTTTTTAATATAAAGGTCAGTATTTACATTACTTGCAGTATCATGAACAGCTTGTACAGTTTTAACAATTGCTGTAGCTGAAGTAGATATACTTAATACAGTTGTTAAAGCAGTGGTGTTTAAATCAAATGATGTACTTTTATATCTTATTGTCATGTTAAAAAATAATTAAATGTATCTTGTTCGTTTTTTAATTCATTCTGAAAAGAAAAATTAAGTTGTTGTTTTACAGTTTCTAAACTTTCTAAGATCTGTCTTTGATTGTCCGGCTCATATACTTCTTTAGGTTCTGGTATATATGCAGTTATCTTAGCCATTATCTTATTCCGTCTGGTTGTGTATCTGCTCTGAATGTACCATATCTCCACGTCTGATCAACAGCATCATTCTCTATTCTTAAAGCTGCAAATCTAGCTCTAGCCCTAGTATCTTTTTTCTGTGTTGTAGGATAAATAGTAAAAGGACCTAATGGTGAACTAACTGCAGTGTCACTTGGAACTTTTCTTAAATTAATTGTAATCTTTGCATACCCTGTTAATAATTTAAAATCAGGAACAAATCTTCTCATCGACATTAGGAACTGACCATTACCTTCTACGTCTAAATCAAAATCTCCACTTTGTATAAAAGCATTAATAGTGGTTGCATTACCTAGATAATCCACCTGATTATTACCCGTCTCTTGAGCATAGTAAGTTGATGCACCATTGATAGCAGTAGCTCCTTGAATTACTGGAAAACTTGGTATATTAGTTTCAATAAAATCAGTAGCATAGGGAACTGCAAACAAAGTAGCGTCCGTCCAGCTAGATCTATCCAATGAACCTGTAGCCCAAGTATTTTCTTCATAATTATAAGTAACTACTCTATCATTTTGATCTGATCCATTTTTAGGATAGAACCAATTAATTTCGCTGTATAGATGATTTAATCCAGCATAAATAATATTACTACTATTATAAGCTAACCCTAAGTTATCTCCTTTATCTGTGAATACAAAATCTTCTACTAAACAAGGTATACCTTTAACTGTACCATCGAACATAAAGAATCCCCCTTCTTCAGCCATCCAGTAACAAGCTCCGTTAATAAATCTTACAGCGTGTTGTGATATTAATCCACAGTTAGTACCCACCTGTCTTATAGAAAAAGTAAAGGGTGGGCCAACGAATTGCATTACATAAGCTGAGGTATCTGTTAAAATTAATACATAATCTTTACCTTGTACAGCCCCTACTATTTTAGTACCACTATCTAATCTAAATGTACCAGCAGTATTTGTAGAAGTAGGTGGATAATCATTAATATTTTCTTGATCAGAAAATCTAATAAACATCTTATCTTGTGTAGTATCATCAGAAAGATCTGTTTGAGTACCTAATAAAATTAAATGTCTATCCCTATCCGATACAATAGACATTACTGATTTAACTGGAGCATTAGTTACAGCAGTTGCTCTTGTGGTTAAAGCTGCAGTATTAGCGTGTAGAGGATTCCATTCAAATGTAGAACCATTTTTAACGGTCGCTATTAATTTTTCTCCAAAATTATGCAATGACCAACTAGCGGGTTCTAGAGTTACTTCTGATGTTGGACTTGCTTCCCCCCACCCTACAAAGTCTGTAGCGTTTTGTACTGATGCTGAAGCTCCGTGAGCCGAGCGTGTTGAACCATTTACAGCTCTAGTAATTCCTGTTAGATCACTTCCTACTATGGCTGCGTATGAAATTAATTCTGTACCACTTACTAAAATAGTTCCCGATGCCGGTAATCCAGTTACACTAGTTAATGTAATACTAGTTCCCGTACCACCTGTTCCAGCAGTATCATCTAATAGAGCTCCGTTTAATGTAGTGGTTACTGCACCTTGAACAGTTCCCCCATATAAACCTGTACCAAAACCAAAAGCTCTAGTTTGAAATAAAGGACCAAAAGTTACATAAGGATTAATAGTGGCTGCGCCTCCGGCCGTGACACTTCCTCCGGTTCCTACGTTAGGCATTGTGATTGTAAAAGTATTTGAGGTTGCTGTTATTACTTCAAAAGTATTAGTTGTAAAAACTGCTGCTGTCCAAATGTCTACTCCACCTGATTGAGGAGGTGTTAGTCCCGTAAATGTAAATAAGTCTCCAGCTATCATTCCATGAGCAACAAGATTAACTGTTAATGTTACAGAGCCGTTAGCCGTGAAGGTTGCTCCTGCTTGAGCTGCTTTTAAAGGAGTGATGTCGTAAAAAGCTCCCTCATAATAAATAATTAATATTTTGTTAGTACCAATAGCTACATACTTTCTAGAATCTAAATCAGCCCAAACTAATTGATCTCTAGCTGCACCTACCATAGTAGTATTAGTTAACTGAGACCATCCACCTATTTTTTCAGGTAAGCCATATCTAAATCTTACAAAATCACC